ACGAAGCAAGTTAAAGCTGCAAATGTGTTGAACAACGCGCAAGTAACAACTGTTACTGGTGGTGATGGAGTATCATTAATTAATGCATCTCACCCACTAGCAACTGGTGGAACTTTCTCAAACGTTCTAGCAACTGCTGCAGATCTTAACGAAACTTCACTTGAGCAATCATTGATTGACATTGCAGGATTTGTAGACGAAAGAGGTCTTAAAATTGCTGCTTCAGGTAGAAAAATGATAATTCCAAAAGAATTACAATTTACTGCTGAAAGAATCATGAAGTCTCCAATGAGAACTGGAACTGCTGATAATGACATCAATGCTATCGCTAATATGGGTATGGTACCAGAAGGTTACAGAATTAATAATTTCTTAACTGACACTGATTCATACTTCTTAATGACTGATGTTCCTAATGGACTAAAAATGTTCGTTAGATCACCAATCAAAACAGCGATGGAAGGTGACTTTGATACTGGCAACATGAGATTTAAAGCTAGAGAAAGATACTCTTTTGGATTCTCTGATCCAAGATGTATTTTTGGTAACGGAAACTTACCAACTAGTTAATAGTCTTTAAAAGATTATATTAAAGGGCGGTGTATTTATTGCATCGCCCTTTTTTTTGTGTTAATTCGAATTGTGCAAATAATAAAACATAAAGAATCTAAAGTAAGCGTTGACTATTTTTATTTTACAGGAAAAGTTGATTTAGATGAAAAATATTTTATCGAAAAAATAAAAGAAGGTTGTGCAGCACCTGGAGAAAAAAACTATCAAACTAATATTAAAGGAAAAATGACTGATTGGAAATTTTTTGTAAGAGATCAGCATTTTATAAATATATTTTCAAATTTTACACGCTACATTGATGCTAATATTGATTTAGCGCATTACTATTTAACAGATGCTTGGGGTTTTGAATTAAATTTTAACGAAAAAACTTTATCACATAGACATAATGAATCTTTGTGGTCAGGTGTATTATACTTAAGTTCTTCAAATCAAACTTTAAATTTTCCTCAAATTAGAGAAAAATTAAAACCTGAAATAGGCACTTTTGCTCTTTTCAGTCCTTTTTTATACCATGGTTGTGCAAGAAGTGATGATAACTTTTCAAAATATGGAATTAGTTTTAATGCAAATGAGATCAAACTTTGGGAGTAGGTTTACACAAAGATGTGTTTAAGATAATATGTTATAACCTAGAAAATAAATAATTTTGTAGACTGGCTAGGCAGACGCTATAGAGACTACAAAATTTAACCGCTATAGAGGAGAAATATTATGGCAAGAACAACGTTTGACGGACCGGTCAGATCACTAAATGGTTTTTTGGGAACAGGTCCAAATATGGCAGCTTCAATAACAGGCACCGTTGATGGTGGAACTGATATTGCAGGCATTGATGCCTATCAAGGAAAAATCATACAGGTAGGAGACGCAAACACTGTATTTAATTTACCTTCAATCATAGACACAGCTGACGGAGCTTCAGCAGGTGGAAGTGATCCAGCTAACCTAAACAGAGTCGGAATAAAATATCATTTTGTTTTAACTGCAAATTTAACAGGTGGTAACACTTTTGTTTTAAACGCAGGAACTGCAGCAGGTAGAAACACAGCTGATGTATTTAAAGGTATGGCTATCTATAATAATACAGCAACTGATCCAGGAGCTGTAACAGCTTTTAACGGAAGTAACACTGATACATTAACACTTACAGCCACTACAAAAGGTGGACTAATGGGTGCTCAAATTGAATGTCAAGCAGTTGATGGTTTAATTTGGCAAGTTAGTGCACAATTGATTGGTAATGGAACATTTGCTAATCCTTGGAGCTAATAAATAATTAGTGGCTCCCTCGGGAGCCACAAACTTAGGAGAACTTTATGTCTTTTAAAGGCGATATACAAGCAACAAGATCTGCAGCAGCAGCTGGAGCAAGTGCAATCATTGCTCAACCTATTAGATTAAGAGGAATAATCATTGCATCTGATGGTGGTGGAGCAGGTGTACTTGAATTAACTACAACATCAAATTCAGGAACAACATTATTTCAAGCAGACATACCTACTGGTGATGTAATTAATTTTAATTTTCCTGAAGATGGTATTTTATTCCCTGCAGGAATTTTTTGCAAAACAAAAACAAATGTTACCGCATATACTCTATTAACTGACAAATACTCAGGACCTAATATGACAGGTCAGAACGGATAATTATGAGTGGTGGCGGAAGTTTTACATCAGATCAGTCGGTAGCGCACGCTACGGCAACAGCCCAAATGGTTCCTACAACTAGAAGAGCAAGATTAACTTCTATTCAGGGTAAAGGAAACTCTGCAAGTGGTTCTATTGTTTTTAAAAGCGGTGGTGGATCTGGCACTACAATTGCTACCTATTTATTTGGAGAAGAAGGTTTAGATATGTATCTACCTGGTTCTGGTATTTTGTTTCAAGAGGGTATTCATGCAACAATATCTGGAACAGCTGGTGTAACAATAACATTTACTTAAAATGAATAAACAAGGTCTTAAAGTAATGGGGTTTAGTCGAGGTGGCGAAAACCCTATTAGAAAAACTACCACAGGTAAAGGTGCAAACTATAGACCAACAAAATCTGGAGCTGGAATGACAGCAAAAGGTGTAAAAGCTTACAGGGCTGCAAATCCTGGAAGTAAATTAAAAACTGCAGTTACGGGAAAAGTAAAAAAAGGATCAGCTGCTGCTAAGCGTAGAAAATCTTACTGTGCAAGGTCACTTGGGCAATTAAAAAGATCATCCGCAAAAACAAGAAATGATCCTAATTCGAGGATAAGACAGGCGAGAAGGAGATGGAAATGTTAATTAATTTTTTTAAGAAATTATTTGGATTCGAAGAGTTAGAGTATAGAGTAAGACTTTTAGAAAGAAAAAATTATTGGAGAGAAAAATATAAACATGGCATATCTAAATTCAAACCTACCTCCGATTTACTGTAAAGTAAGAAAGGAATATTTATATGATCTTAAAGAACATCAAGGAGAAAGTAGTGACTGTGTTATCTTTGGTCTTACTTCCATTTCAGGTCGTGCACTCCTATTTAACATTATGCTTCCCAATGGTGCGTGCTATTGGCGTTTGCCTATCTCAGCGTTTTTCCAAAAACATTATGATAGAGCCAATGTGCCGGATATGCAGACGCACGAGTTGGAACTGTGGAACAGTTTTAGTTATTGGCCTAGTGTCACTTGCTTTGATTGGTTGGATGGTGTAGCAGGAAAATATCTTGGATTAGATAAAAAATTTTATCATGGAAAATATCTTTTCACGATTGATTGGGCACATCCAGATGTTAATATTTTGGATACAGAACATTCTGAAATTCCTCAAGAACATAAGTGTGCGCATATATTGGCTCTTGATAACGGGAATTATGCAGCTCAGCCTAATAATCGTCTTCTCTGGCACATTAATAGTTATACTACTGATAACAGCTGGCCAGATTACAAAGTTCAAACTACATACTGGGATGCTGAAGATAACAACATGGTTACAGAAGACAGCGACCGCATGTTTTACCAAATGGAAGAAAAAACAAGAGATGAGGACAAAACATACGAATGATAGATAGATGGATATATAATTTTTTTGCTGCACTAGACAAGCTATGTTTGATGATAGATAATCTGTTCAAACTTATGGGCGATGTAAAAATGAATTATTACTTTACAGGTTTACTAATTGTGATGTTGGTTGTTTTGGCTTTATGTGGAGGACCAGGTGTCCAATAAACCACTTAATATCGGAGAAGAGGCACGCGTGCAGATGCCGATGAAGACGGTAGCCTCCCTGATCGTGCTCGTTGCAATGGGCGTGTTCGCTTATACGGAGCTGACTGCGAGGTTGGTATCGTTAGAGACATCACGTGAGTTGTTTGAGAATGATTTGTTAAAGAAAAGTGAACAAGTGCCCACAGACCAGGAACAACATTTTTTAATCGAGGATCTTTATAAGTCCGTTGAGAAGATGGAAGAAACTCAAGAAATGAACATGACAAACAAAGTTAATATAGAATTTTTAAGAGAACAATTAGATAAAGCGTTAGCTGATATCGAAGTGTTAAAAGATAAAGTAAGACAAAACGGAAACGGAACCCACTAATGACAGAGTTAATCGTAGCCTTACTTATGATTGTAAACGGAGAGATCAAAGAACATAGAATTCAAATTGATCCTGAAACAGGTAAACATTCAATGTCGATGTGCTTGAAAGGAAAAAGGGTTGCAATGAGGTCAAATAAAAACAATAATGTTATTTATCAATGCATCAAGTCGATGGCCGAGCTCGAGTCGAACGTAGATGGATCAAAATCAATAAAAAAGTTAATATTAGATTAATGGAAGTTATAGAAAATTTTTTACCCGAAGAAAAAATAAACTATCTTTTAGATTATCATAAAAATAATTTTTATTTAAAAAATAATTTAAGTAAAAAACATAGAGACACGGAAGTAATAATGTGTCAAAATGATCCGATAAACTTTAAAAAAATAGAAACAATTTTGAATGATTTTATTAAAAAAATAAATAAAAATTATGTAATAAATTATTTTGAAATAGTTAAATGGCCTTGTGGTGAATCTCAAGCAGAACACTTTGATCTTCAATACCATCCGTATACAACTATATTATATTTAAATGATGATTTTGAAGGTGGCGAAACTGTAGTTAATTATAAAGCGTTTATGCCTAAAAAAAATACATTGATAGGTTTTGAAGGAAATAAAATAATACATAAAGTTAATGAAATTAAAAAAGGATCAAGGTATACTTTACCTTGTTGGTATAAATATGAATCTGTCTCGTAATTTTAGCCTTCAGGAATTAATTAAATCAGATACTGCAATACGTAAGGGTATTAATAACAATCCTAACTCAGGGCAAATAGAAAAATTAAAAGCATTATGTGAAAATATATTGCAACCAGTCCGGGATCACTTTGGCAGAGTTAAAATAACTAGCGGATTTCGTAGCGAAGATTTATGTCTTGCTATAGGATCGAGTCGTAACAGCCAGCATGCAAAAGCTGAGGCCGCAGACTTCGAATGTGTTGGAGTTGATAATGCTGAAGTAGCTGATTGGATTAAAAAGAACCTTCAGACAGATCAATTGATCCTCGAATACTACACTCCTGGCGAACCAAACTCGGGATGGATACATTGTAGTTGGATACCTGAGGGAAGACGAGAACAATTTTTACTTGCACACAGAGTAGAAGGTAAAACTAAATATAAACCCGTAATAGGAAAGGCTAAAGATTTAGTATAATGCCAATTGGAAGAGGACAAATATCAAAACAAATTGAAGGTAAGTTAAGAGGTGCGCGAGATGAAAAAAAGAAAAAACAACGTGTCATTGCGAAATTACGAAGCAAAAAGTCTAAGGTCTTCAAAGTTTAGTCAAAAAGTGATACAATCCAAGAAATTGTACAACCGTAAAAAGGACTTAAATGGCGACTTCAGGAACAACTAGTTTTAACCTTAATATTGATGAAGTAATCGATGAAGGTTATGAAAGATGTGGTTTAACGACAAATGCAGGATATGATTTAAGATCTGCAAGAAGAAGCCTAGATCTCTTATTTGCAGAATGGGGTAACAGAGGTATACATCTTTGGAAAGTAGCTCTTCATGAAGCAACTCTAGTTAGTGGGCAAGCAGAATATTCTGTTGCAGCTGATGTTAATGATGTTTTAGAAGCTTTTGTATCTTCAACTGCAGCAGGCGCGAATAGTGTCAATACTCAAGATGTATCATTAACCAAAATAGATAGATCAGCTTATGCAGCTTTACCAAATAAATTAGCTCTTGGACAACCTTCACAGTATTATGTAGAAAGATTGACTACACCTAAAATATATTTATATCAAGCACCTGATTTAAACACTTACACAACATTAAAATATTATGTAATAAAAAGAATTGAAGATGCGGGTGCTTATACTAATGATGCTGATGTTGCTTATAGATTTTTGCCTTGCATGTGTGCGGGCCTAGCATATTACCTATCTATGAAAAAAGCTCCACAGCTTGTACAACAAAATAAATTAGTTTATGAGGATGAATTGAAAAGAGCGTTAGATGAAGATGGTCAAAGAACGTCTACATATATCACTCCACAATCTTTTTATCCTAACGGAGTTTAATAATGGCAAAGTGGGCAACAGGAAAAAGATCACAAGCAATATCTGACAGATCAGGAATGGCTTTTCCATACACTGAAATGGTTAAAGAATGGAACGGTTCTTTGGTTCATTATTCAGAATTTGAACCTAAGCATCCACAGATAAGAAGAAAACATAATGTTGCTGATGCGATTGCTTTGCAAAATTCTAGAAATATGAAGTTTCAACAACCTATACAACCTTTTATAAATAATAATACAAGTGATGTAACTATATCAAGCTCTGGTGGCACAATGGTTGGTATAGCTAATTTAACTTTACCTGGTGATTTTGCATTTAAGACACAAGATTTTGAAATTACAAGAGTTGTTGATGGCGTTCAAGTAACCTCAGTCTTACATAGTATGATACCTGAAGATCCTTCAGAACAAAACAGGAGAAGACAGCTAGATGCACTAGTTGGTCAAGCGGAGGTTAGTATTACCTAATGGCTATTACACACGCTAATTTTTTAACGCAGGTAAGAAACTACACTGAAGTAGATAGTAATGTTTTATCAGATACTATAATTCAAGATTTTATTAGATCAGTTGAATTAGATGTTGCTGGCAAGGTAGATTATGATGACTTAAGAAAATATGCTACTTCATCTTTTACAGCTAGCAATAGATATGTTTCTTTGCCTGCTGATTTAACAATAATAAGATCTGTTCAAGTTATCAATGGATCTACTAGAACTTTTCTTGAAAAAAGAGATACTAGTTTTATTTCTGAATACAATAATGGAGGAGCTACTGGTCTACCTAAATACTACGCGAATTGGGATGATTTCAATTTCTTAGTAGCACCAGTTCCAGATTCTGCATATACTGTGCAAATTAATTATATTACTGATCCCCCTCAGTTTACATCTTCTAACAATACATTCTTGTCTACTTATCAAGAATCAATGTTATTACATGGTGTGCTGACAGAAGCTTTTAGATATTTAAAAGGCCCGCAGGATATGTACAAGCTGTATGAAAGTAAGTATA